CCGAGCTCCTGCGCAAATTGAGCGGCGAAGGCAAAATTTCCATACTCCCGGATGGAAAAGTCACGATTAATCGGTAATTCTGGAAGATTTTTATAACCACTTTATTTGCAAGCGGTTCAGCGGATAAGGTGAAATTAAGGTAATGATTTGGCAACCGTGTCTATTTCTACGTTCTGCTCCGAATTGCTATCATTGTCACTCGTCTTGATGCAAAATTAGCAATAAAAACCGGAAACTCATCAAACGAACCTGTGTATTTTTCAAAATTCAACAATAGGATTACCACATCAAATGTTTGCCATATATAATTTCAATGAGAAATCCAAATTTAATTGAGGTAATTTCTATTTAATTTCTTAACTTTGCAGGCAAATTAGGAGTACTATGGATATTAAGAAACATATTACAGCATTAGGATTTGTTCCCAAAAACGGAACGAATGGCATTTATCATAAAATATATGTTGATTATGCCATAGAAATTGACTTTGAAAAACAAAGCATTAACTATGGCAGTGATATTATTGCCGAAAGCAAGACTACACAAAATTTCTCACAGCCCGAAAATTTTGTCGTGCTTGAGTGTGTTGACAGATTACTCAGTAAAGGATATAAACCTCAGAATATAATTTTAGAAAAGACTTGGCCATCTGGACATGGTACATCAGGACGATTGGATATTTGCGTTAGTCGCGAAGATGGTATACCATATATGCTTATCGAATGTAAGACATTTGGCAAGGAGTACAATAAGGAATTAGCAAGAATCCGTAAGGATGGTGGGCAATTATTCACGTATTTCCAATTATCTGGTGGCAAGGCTGATGTGCTAATGTTATATGCATCAGAATTGAAAGGCAATAAGTTTGTATATGTAAATGAGATTATCAAGATTGAAGATGATTATCGCAATGGTGATGTCAAGGACATTTATGAAAAATGGAATAAGCTCACTAAGGACAATGGCATCTTCGATTCTTGGGTGCAACCATATAATTTTCAGAGCAAAGCTTTAACAAAAGAGCAATTAAAGGAGATAAAAGCAGAGGATTCAAGCTTTATCTTCAATCGTTTCCTTGAAATACTACGCCATAATGTAGTGTCAGACAAGGGAAATGCTTTCAATAAGATATTTACACTCTTTTTGTGCAAGGTCTATGATGAAACAACCACAGGTGATGGTGAAGAATTAAAGTTCCAATGGTTTGAAGGACGAGACAACCACGTTGATTTCCAACTTCGCTTGACAGACCTTTATAGCAAAGGAATGAAAAAATTTTTGGACAGAACTGTTAGCGATTTCAATAATGAGGACTTTGATAAGCGTTGTGCTAACCTGAATGAAGATACTAAACAATACCTTTTAAGAGAAGTAAACAAACTTCGTCTTGAAAAGAATAATGAGTTTGCAATCAAGGAGGTGTATGACAATGCTTCATTTGAAGAAAATGCAAAGGTTGTAAAAGAGGTTGTAGAGTTGATTCAGGGATATAGAATTCGATACAACAAGAGACAGCAATATTTATCAGACTTCTTCGAACTACTACTTACTACTGGTCTCAAACAAGAGGCCGGACAATATTTCACACCTGTACCTATAGCACAATTTATCATAAAGAGTCTTCCTTTGGATTCTATTATGGCAGAAAAACTGTCTCGTAAGGATGGTGAAATCTTGCCATATATGATTGACTATGCGGCCGGTAGCGGTCACTTTATCACAGAGTTTATGCACGAAGTACAAGACATCATAAACGGGTGTGATACCTCTAAGTATATTGAGGAGACTAGAAAGCACCTTATCAATTGGCAGAATTGCCATTTTGATTGGGCTACAGATTATGTATATGGCATAGAAAAGGATTATCGACTTGTGAAAGTTGGTAAGGTGGGTTGTTATTTGCACGGTGATGGTTTAGCTAATGTTATATTGAGCGATGGACTTGCTAATTTCTGCAACAACAAAGAGTATAAGGGTAAACTACGCAAGCAGGCAAATGATGGTCAAAAGGACAATCAGCAGTTTGATATTGTATTGAGCAATCCTCCATATTCCGTTTCTTCGTTCCGACAGACAACTCGCGATTATTATACAGAGCAAGATTTTGAATTATATAACTCATTGACAGATAATAGCTCTGAAATAGAGTGTCTGTTTATTGAGCGTACAAAGCATTTGCTTAAAGAAGGAGGTATCGCAGGAGTTATTCTCCCAAGTTCAATATTGAGCAACTCAGGCATCTATACGAAGGCTCGTGAGATTATATTGCAATACTTTGATATTGTCGCAATAGCAGAATTAGGTAGCAATACTTTTATGGCTACAAATACAAATACTGTTGTTCTATTCCTCCGCCGTAGAGATAATTATTTTGCTGCCAATACAAAGAATGCTGTTGATACATTCTTTCGCACATTGAATGACGTAACTGTCAATGGCATAGAAACTCCTGCCTCAAAATATGTGGCTCATGTTTGGGTGGGGCTTGATTATGCCGATTATGTTACATTGTTACAGAAATCGCCGAATGACAAAGTAAAATCACACGAAATATATGCAGAGTATAAAAAGAAAATCTCTGCAAAGAGTGATGCCAAGTTATATGATGCCATATTAAATATTGAAGCTGAAAAACTTTTATACTTCATTTTGGCATATCCTCAAAAGGTTGTGATAGTCAAGAGTGGGGAAAAAGATGTAGAAAAACGCTTCTTGGGCTATGAGTTCTCAAATCGTAGAGGTAATGAGGGAATCCACGCGATTCAAAGAGGCAAGAATATTGACGAGTGTACCAAACTCTTCGATGCCAACAGCTATGATAATCCCGATAAGGCAAGTACTTATGTGTATAGAGCTTTCAAGGGCGATTACGCAATGCCAATCACAGAGGAAATGCAATCCCATGTCAGTCGAGCATCATTGATTGATATGCTTGCTTTTGACAGGGATGTATTTGAAAAGAGCATTTCAATAACAGCAAAAAAAGTAATTATAAATAGTCAGTTCTCATTAGAGCCTATTGAGGATTTAGCAGAGGTAATACGCGGTGTTACCTATTCAAAAGAAGACCAAGTACAGGAAATGACAGATAATGCTATATTAACGGCAGACAATATCACATTATCAGGTAAATTGGAAATAAACAAACAAATATACCTTAGAGCAGACAAAAAACTTGATTCGGCTAAGAAACTGAAAAAGAATGATTGTTTTGTTTGTTTCTCAAGTGGAAGCAAAACCCATGTGGGTAAAATTTCCTTTGTAGAAAAGGATTTGCCGTTCTACGCAGGGGGATTTATGGGAATAATACGCTCTACCTCCGATAGAATACTTCCTGAATTTTTATATGCCATATTGAATAGTCCGTCATACAGGCAAATTATAAGCGATGAGAGTAATGGCAATAATATCCAAAATTTGTCACAATCCATCGGAAGAATTAAAATACCCGTTCCTCCTGTTGATGTCCAGAAACAGATTGTAGAAGAAATCGCCAAGATTGATAAGTCTGCTTCGGACGCTGTGCTGCGGATTGGTGAATGTGAAACTGATACAGAAAGCGTGCTGTCCTCATTAAATTTTGCGGATGGCACGTTAAAAACCATAGCTCCATTTGCAACCAAGTCTGTTAAATATAGTGACATTGAGTCTGAAACATATATCACAACCGACAATATGCTTCAGAACAAATTGGGCGTTCTTCCTTTTGAAGGAGTAGCAAACATATCTTCTATCACCGAATACAAGCCGGAGGATATTTTGATTTCGAATATTCGTCCATATCTTAAAAAGATTTGGTTTGCCGACAAGGAAGGTGGATGCTCGAAAGATGTCCTCGTGCTTAGGTCTGCTGACACGGGTAAATATCTACCTAAGTATATATTCTATATGCTTCGTAGAGATACCTTCTTTGACTACATGATGGAGAGCAAAAAGGGTATTAAGATGCCACGAGGCAATAAAGATGATATAATGAAGTACAAAATCCCGATGCCTAATATTGATGAACAAAAACGCATAGTAGCACAGATAGAGGCATCAGAGTTAGAGATTACTAAGGCTCGCGCTTTGATAGAAAATGCTGCGAGTGAGAAACAAGCAATACTTGATAAATATTTATAAAAAATGAATACCGAAAAAAACAACAAAGAGAGTTCTTTAGAGGATATGTACAAAAAAATGATGTGTACACAAACCTCTATAAATCCCAACTTTTCTAAATGGGAAAAGGTTGGAGATGTATATAAGCAGTATTCTATTTACGACACATCTAAATATGAAACTAAATTATCTTCAAGTACCATAAATATATAAAGAGAATATGCCAAGTTGGAGTGAAATAATAACAGATGTAAACTTGTATTCTAATGCAGGGATAGAACTAGATAAAAAACGAGAAGAGTATTTGAACAAAATACATTCTATAACTGGGCGAAATGTTATAGCGTACTATTCTGGATGGCTCAAAGCTCCAGATGCACCTCATGTGTCGATTGATGAACAAGATAAAAATGCCTTTATGACAACTGTATATAAGTTGGATAAAGCAAAAGGGCTCGACTTAATTCTTCATACACCAGGTGGAGATATTGCCGCAACCGAAAGCATTGTTACATATTTGAAAAGTATTTTCAAAGGCGATGTAAGAGCATTTATTCCCCAGATTTCTATGTCAGCAGGAACAATGATAGCAATGTCTTGCAAGGAAATTATAATGGGAAAGCAATCATCATTGGGGCCTATTGACCCTCAGATGGGTGGAATTGCTTGTCAGGCTGTTATTGATGAGTTTAAGCGTGCTGTTGATGAAGTTTCCAAAAATCCTGCGGCATTAGGACTATGGCAAACAATTATATCAAAATATCATCCTACCTTTTTAACTGATTGTGAAAATGCTGTTGCGTGGTCAGCAAAATTGGCAGAGCAATGGATAAAAGAGGTTAATCCAGCAATAGATTTTGATAAAATCATGGATGTATTCTTGAACCACAACAATAGCTATTCACACAGCAGACATTTATCTAAACAAGATTGCAAAAGTGCAGGGTTGAATATTGTGGACTTGGAAACAAACTCTGATTTACAAGATGCTATTCTTAGTTTGCATCATTGCTATATGATTCTATTTGATAAATTTCCCATTTCCAAAGTCGTGGAAAATAATATTGGGGGAAGATATATGCAGAATTATAATGCAAAATAGCAACAAGAACGTATTGAAGAATGAGGCTGTGCCGTAAAAACTTAATGACGAAACAGCCTCATGTTTTGTGTTGAACAATCGGACACTACATATTTTACAATCTTAATCCCCGCTTACGTTTCTTCTTCCGACGAAGTATTTCCGCCATTTTCTGATTGGCTTCCGCATCAGCGGCATTGTAAGATGAGCTGTTGCCGTTCAATAGTCCCAACGAACCGCTGAATAACTCGCTGTGTGCCGTTCCAGATGGTGCGCTTGGTGTAGCGACTTCATACATTTTGGCTCTCATTCCTATACGTTCCTCGTGCCTGTTGCGCTGCAAGGTAGCGTCAATCTTGGAATAACTGAAACACTTGTCCACTTTTGAACCGTTGAAACGGTAGCCGTTCTTGGTGAATACAACGCCCTGCACCTCATCTGTCTGTCCCTTATATCTGAAATGCACTTCCACACCCTGCCGTTTCAAATTAGAGACAAGTACGTTCCAATTGCCACATCTGCCAACTTCTGCTTTGAGTATGTCGTAGAGTTCATACTTTGTCTTATCCGGATCTTTCAGTCGGTTGCGCTTGACGTTATCCTTGCCGTTCGCCATGTGTAAACCGTATTTCAAGGTCAGTTCCTTACATATACGGGTACTGCGCAGACGCTCGTGCCTGTCGGATATGGTATTGCCGTTGTTGTCTATACGATTGAAGGCGATATGCACATGCGGATGTTCCTTGTCGAAATGCCTTGCGATGAAGAACTGCGTGTTCTTGATGCCCATCCGTTCCATGTATTCAAGTGCGATACCTGCCATGACACGGTTGGTCAGACGTGGATCATCCTCCTTGGAGAAACTCAATGCGATATGTCCGACAGGTTTCGCCACCTTACCGTTCATTTGTGATTGGGCATTGAAGCTCATTGCGATGGTTTCCCTGTTCTCCATAAACAAGCCATCATATGCGACAACTTGGGCATTTTTCTCTTTATCAAGGATGTAGTCTACCACACCCTTGAAGTCGCTTCCCTTTACGATTTTCGCCATCATATCCCAATCTTGGTTAAGAGTTCGTGAATCCTTGCCACCGCCACCTTGCAGTCCCACCGTTCATCGTGGAAACCTCCGGCGTTAGCCTTGTGTGCAAGCTGGTTGAGATTGTTCGCCATGCCACAGAGTTGGCGGATGTATCCGGCATGTTCCTCTGACAGCCGTTCTATCACATGACCGTTGTGGAAACATTCCCTCATGTACTCGCTTGGCGATACACCTGCCTCATGCGCCCGTGTCAGCAGACGATAGTAGTCGGCTGTCGCCATCTTCACTGCGACACGGTATTTCAGTTTCTCGGTCGCTTCTTTCTTGGGGCGACCTCCCTTGTTACGTTCCTTGTTCTGTTCCATATTTCATTTCTTCTAATTCTGTTACTGATTATACTGTATTGACCAACGGGATGCCATCTTTCAAAACTTGGGAAGTGGGTAGCAAGCGGTTTCGGTACACCCGAAACACAAACTTGCTACCTCCCAATCCTTGAAGAATGAGTTTTGAGCATCTCCCGTTTTTCTTGTTCGGAATGTCATAATCCCAGCCCTTTCTTCTTGGGTTTTACGATGGTTCGTGGGGGGATTAACGGTTATATTCTGCTGCTTGCCGCACAGGTAATCGTTCAGGTCTTTATGTCCCCTATAGTTGTCGGAGAAGTCCCGGATGCGTCCACTGACCCCTCTTGCCAAGTCCAAGTACGCATTTCTTCCTGCCTCGTCATTGTCAAGCAGGCAGTGGATACGCTCGTACCCGTGCAGCACGTCTATGGCTTTGGAAACATTGGCAACCGAATTGAGGATGACGTAATCCTGCCTGTCAAGGTTGGGCATGGTCGGGCAGTTCTTCATCCGCAACGTGAGGAATGACAGGTAGTCCATCATACCCTCGAATACGAGGCATTTCTCTCTCGGCTCTCCCTGCTGGCGTATATGGCTGATGTCTTTCGGTGCGATGCAGCCCTTGAAAAAACGGTTGCGCACTTCAAACCCTCCTGCCACATTCGGGAATCCGATGGCGAAGTAAGGCTTGCCGTTATGGATGAAGTGCAGCTCCTTACATTCCGACCTTGCCAAAGCTGTGTTGATGCCTCGTTCCTGCAAGTAATTGAGTAATGCCGGATGGGTAAGTTCTCTTACCTCCAACTGTTGGAAACTCGGTTCAGATGCCTGCTGGCGAAAAGAGAAAGATACTGGACGGATGTGCGGTACTCGCTCCGCTATCTTGTTTAACAGATAAGGCATATAGTCGGACGCATATAGTTCCTCTGCCAATGCGATGATGTTGCCGCCTTTACCCAATCCGTAATCAAACCATAGGTTGCGGTCGGTGTTTACCTTGAACGAGGCATCTTTTTCCTCTCTCAATGGTGATTTGTACCAAAGGCTGCTGCCTTGTTGTTTGACGGGCGTGTAGCCCAGACTTTGCAGATAGTCTGCGATTCTGATTTGTTTTGCTTCTTGGATGTTCATGATTTATTCTTTCTACGGATTTGATGATGAGTGTAATAATGTTGATTTGATGAATGGCACATATATCATGCTGTATATTAAGGTTTTATTTTCTCAACATATTCTCAACAAACCACTCACAAAAAGAGAATCCGACAAATGGATGATGCCCCTTCCTCTACTTCCTTTTGGGATTGTTGAGCATTTGTTGAGAGTGTATTTCGTTTGTTATCAGCATGGTTATATACCTATTCAACAATTCAACGAAAAGAGAAAGATGTTACAGGGTATCAAGTTGCTTTCTTGTGACGGTATAGAACCGCCCTACTCTCTTCACAGGTTCATACCGGCACTCTCGATTATAGTTGAACTGGTAGGTGGTATAAGTAAGCCCGTTGGAGGCAGGCGCGAGTTTCCAACACTCTTGCAATACCTTCCTGACTTGGTGCTTCTCCACTTTTACCTGCGAGTGTATCAGCAAAAGAAGAAGGTCGTTGTAGCAGAACGAGAATGTGTCCGTTCCGACACTATCCATAATGTCAAGTATCAGCTCGTGCATTTCAATCTCCAATCGGTTACGGTTGCTGCGGATAATCTTCTGCAAGGCTTCGGTATGCAGCAACGAGGGGGAAAACCACATACGGCTTTCTTTTTTTGTTGCCATATCCCTGTGCTGCAAATGGTATAGGAAAGCGGGTATCTCCGCTTTCAGTTTTTGCAGGAAGTCGGTGTCATCGGACTGCAAGCGGTCTATCTTGCGTACCCAATAGCGTGTTTCTCCTGCATCAATGATTACGGGCAGATACTCGTTGTTGGAGCATAGCACGAACTTGGCGAAGAACGCTATCTCGTCACGGTCTTTGCCTTTGGATTCCACCTTGTAGGATAGTGTGGTGCTTAGGTTCTTCAACCTTTCGCTGTCCTCCCTGCGGTTGAGCAGCACCTCATCCACCACGATAAGGAGCTTTCCTGCCCAATCGGAATTGAACTGACTACGGAAGTCCTCGTTGGTATTGAACGTCACATTGTTCTGAAAGAGGGCTTTCAGAAAGTTCAGGAATGTACTCTTGCCTGTGTTGCGCTCTTCCGATACCAATAGTAGTATGGGAAGTTTCTGTACGGGTTGCAGATAGAGTAGTTGCAAATAGTCTATACCCAGTTCGTATTGTTCCCCGAAAATATGTCGTACCAATGATTGGATGCAGGGAAATTCGCCTTGCTGTGGATGATGTCCTATTGGTTCATAAAGGTTCAGGAACTTGTCCACTACGGGGCGGTAGTCCACATGGTCGGGGACGGTGCAGAAACCGTCATACTTAGGGACAGTGGCAAGATAGTCCTTGCCATAATCCTGTCGCAGCGTTTCGTTGTTCCACACGATGCGTTTCTTTACATAGCCTCCGTTCAGACGGGGCTGATTCACCAACTTGTAGAGGGTTGTACCCACCCGGATAAACTCCTCCTTCTCGTTCTTTGCTGTTACCATTTACATTTAGCTTAAATCGTTAATAAATAACCGAGTGCAAAGCTACGGCAACTCATGCGAAAGCCTGATAAGCAAATCACAGCAGAACGGCGCAAAATTTACATGGGATGAAAAACTTGCTGCGAATTGCATAGGAAACAGGCAAGGTGCATATAAAACAAGCCCGAAAAGCATCCGTTACAGGTCTGCTTCTTCGGGCTTTTTGGGGTAATACGTATTATTGGTAAAACAGCAATACGTTAGTTCAACTGAATGCTAATACGTTTTATCAACTGAGTGTTTTATCAGCAATAGATTGACAGATAAAGATTTGTCGGTTTCATGATTTCATGTCGTCACATTGTCGGATTTTATGCCTGATAATTAGATGCCTTTGTCCCGTTACTGCCCAGCGAAAAGAAGAAGGCTGTTTTCTCTTTTCGCAAGTACATCCTTTTAAGAATGGCATTGCGCATTTGTTTCGCACCGAAACTATTGATGCGGAAAGCAAGCGCAACTATCATCGTGAGACTGAATACATCTGCATGATAGCCGTTCTCCAATCGAATATACTTCTGAACCTCGTATTCCTTTAATGCTCCACTTTTATATATGGCTCTGACGGCAGCACAGAGTGCAGGAGCAGTTATCCCAAACAACCCCACAAGTTCCGGTTCGCTCATCCAGATGTCAGTGATATTACTCGGCATTATGATGTTGCCGGATTCGCCTAGCGTTATGATCTTTCTTTTCATATTCATACCATTGTTATACCATTAAACGTCTTATTCAATCTATCACCGAGCATGGTCAGATCGTTGTCAAGCTTCTGCGTGGTAATCTTCGCATAAATTTGAGTTGTGACAATGTTCGTGTGTCCCAATACCCGGCTTACGCTCTCAATGGGCATACCCTTTGTCAGAGCCAATGTTCCAAAGGTGTGCCTCGCACAATGATAGGAGATTTGCTTCTCTATGCCACATTCTTGTATGACCCTTTTCAGTTGCTTGCACATCGTCCAGTAATTAATGTTACCGAACACTGATTTGTCCTCCGAACGGTTCTTGTACCGTTCGATTATCTGCAAGGGGATGTCAAGCAGTTTAACTTGGAACGGAACATCTGTTTTATGCCGTTTGCCTATTATCCATTTCTCACCGTTTATCTCTACGATGTTATCTGTGGTAAGTTCCTTCATATCCACGAAACTCAATGCCGTGAAGCAGGCGAAGATGAAAAGATCACGCACAAGTGTGAGGGCATCACTTTCAAACTCGTGCGTCATGATGGCCTTTATCTCGTCCTCCGTCAGATACTCACGTTCTTTCACGTTTGGGCTGATATGAAATTGCGCAAAGGGATTTCTCGGAATTAGTCCGTTATAGTGCGCACGCATCACCACACTTTTCAGCCACATACAATGAAGCCAAATGGTGGCGTTTTTCAATCCCCGTTCACTTGTAAGGTATGCCGCAAACTCCTTGATGAAATCAGGAGTAAGTTCCAACATAGACATATCAGTACGCTTGTAGAACGATTTGATAAAAGCAGCCACATAGTTCCTCGTACGCACCATCACTTTATATGTGCCAATGGTGCGGTCTTTGCCTACACGTTTGAGAAAATTGGTACAATCCTTATCGAACGCTCTGACAAGCGTTTCATACTCGCTGCCGATTCCCTGATAGGCGTTGCGTACCATTTCCGCCGTCACGAATGCTTCGCGGTCGGATATACGTTGGTAGTGCTTGATGATTTGCGCCTTGATGTTGTCAAGGGCAAGGTTGATGTCCCGTGCTTCCGCACTCTTGCCTTTTGCCTTGTTCCCCTTCACGTCCCAAAGGGTTTTCGGGATGCTCCGTTTACAACTGAACTGCGCTACAGTCCCGTTGATTGTCACTCGTCCCATGATGGGGACAATGCCGTTTTTCTCCTTGCTGCCGTTCACGTAGAACAGCACTTTGAATGTGCTTCTTGCCATACTCGTTGTTTATGTCTGCAAAGTTATTACTCAACGAGTTAGACCATATAAGTCAATCGAAGCCATACGGAGACACTTTCAATGCCATGTGTTAAAAATCACTTTTCAGCGGGTAATGATTTGGAGACCGTTCTTCTTCAATATTCCGCTTTTCTTTGCGTTACCCCATTTTTGCCATTGGCGCCGTTTGGCTTCATAAACGCTTTTAGACTAAGCCATTCAGCGCATTTTTCCCTTTTTCCACCGCTATTCCAAGAATATTCTGTAACTTTGCGCGATTTCATGAACAAACCGATCACATTTCAAAATAGCATCAGCAACGAGGAGGCCGCTCTGCTTCC